ATTCGCGGATCTCGAGGGCGTGCATGGAGATCGTGCAGAGCGCTCTGCGGACGCTGCTCCGGACAGAGGTCGGGGCGGAGTTCTACTCCGTGCCGCAGAAGTACATCGTCGGTCTGGAGCCGGATCTGATCGAGGACTTCGACAAGGGCAGGGCACTGCTCTCCTCTTTTCTCGCATTCAGCAAGGACGGCGACGGGGACAAGCCCTCGCTCGGACAGTTCCAGTCCGGCAGCATGGCTCCGTTCCTCGATCAGATGAAGATGTACGCTTCCCTGTTCGCGGCGGAGACCGGCATGACGCTCGACGATCTGGGCTTCACGACCGAGAATCCGTCCTCGGAGGAAGCAATCAAGGCATCGCATGAGAACCTCCGGCTCACAGCACGCAGAGCGCAGCAGACGTTCGGCACGGGGTTCCTGAATGCCGGATATCTGGCAGCATGCGTGCGTGACAGCTACAGCTATGAGCGCTACGCCTTCGCGGACGTGCTGCCGTCGTGGTATCCGATCTTTGAGCCGGATGCAGCGGCGCTCGGCGTGATCGGCGATGCGGTCCTGAAGATCAACCAGGCATCGGACGGCTTCATGGGGGCACGGAATATCCGGGCGCTCACGGGGATGCGGTCGGATGCGGAGGAGAAAAGCTGATGTTTATTGAAGTGACAGCGATCGAAAGATGTCCGGACGGCGATGTCAAGGAACGTCCTAAGCTGGTCAATACGGATTATGTCGTTGGCATATGGGACGACAGTGAGACACGCATTGTTGTGACGAGCGACAAAAGCGTTCTTCGTGTGAAGAACAGCTATGCGGAGCTGCGGTTCGTGCTCGGAATTCCGCTTCTGATCCCTCGGGAGGGCGAAGATCGTGAGCAGGATGTCTGATGAAAAGGCACTGCGGTTTGCGAACGGCATCCGGCAGTACTGCAACGAAAGTCCGTGCAAGCACGGCGTGTGTGTATTCATGTCGGAAAACGGCATCTGTCCGCTGAAAGACACCAGGCTGCCTGCTGACTGGAACCTGGACGGACTGGGACTGAAACGGGAGGAGAAGAGGGATGAGCGATGAGGAACTGAAAGCACTCCTGGATGCGTTCCGGCAGAAGCTCGCACTCGATCCGGAGATCCGCGCTGCGGAGAAGAAGATCGCGGACGGAACGGCGGACTTCTCGGATACGTCCCGGATGTTCTGGCGGCGGTCGGAGCTGCTCGGCGACTATCTGCAGGGCATCGTGCTCGATCTCGCTCCAGAAGACCGTGAGAGGCTCGCAGAGGCGCTTCTGCGGATGGGGTACAATGACACGAACAGCGTGCTCGTGCCCCTGCAGGAGGCGCTGGACGAGCCGCTTGGCGTGCATCTGACTCCGGTCGCGCCGAAGTACCCGGCTGAACGTGTGATGACCGTCGCACACGCGCTGATGGATCCGACCGTGCCGGAGGAGAAGATCGTCCGGAGAGCCGGTGCGCCTGTTACAAATGTGAATATGTCGTTCCACGACAAGTACATGGAGGAGAATGCGAGGATCCGGGCGAAGCTCGGCATGAAGCCGACCATCACACGCTACGGCTCCGGCTGCTGCAAGTGGTGTTCGGAGGTTGCGGGACGGTACCGGTTTGGAGAGCAGCCGAAGGACATCTTCCGGCGGCATGACAACTGCGGATGCACGATCATTTACGACAATCAGGTACTGCGCGGACATCAGAACGAGGGCGGCGGCAGCTCCAGAGCGTGGGAGGAAGTGGATCCGGCGGAGGTAATGCGGAACGGGTTTAAGCCGGCAAGAAATTCACCTGCACAGGCGGAGAAAATCAATGAAAATGCGCTGAACGGGTTGACTTTGGCTGGTGAACGTGATATACTTAGATTAAGCCAGCAAAGTATCAGGATGCAGAATTATGTAAACAGGAATATTCTCAAAATGAGCAGTCGGGAGCTAAAAAAATCCATTGAATCGTGGTCGAAGCGTGTGGAGGAGCACAGGGGATTTATTGCGGATCCTACTGATCATTGTCCGGATTGGGATTCCTATAATTCGCAAAAGCAAGCTGGGTTGCGGCAGCATTGGGAAAAGGAAATACGGAATTTCAATGCAGATATTCAAGCGGCACTTGAAGAGCTGGAGAGGAGAGAGAAGCATGAGTAAAACAATGTATGAAGCGTTTGTTTCAGATCTTGTCGAAACAATGGCAAAACGATTTCAGGAAGCTGAGGACGAAAGCAAAGAGTCCCCCGAAGATCAGTTTAAATCCGGACGCTCTCTCGCTTATTTTGAAATCAAGGACATCATTGAATCAAGATTAAAAATCTATGGCATCGAATTAGATTAAGCTAATGAAGAATAAGCTAAAACCGCCCCGGACACCCGGAGCGGTTTTCTCATACCCAGACGGAGGTGAATCATGGCAGAGCAATATTTTCTCACGAAAATGATATTGATGTACGCTGGTGCGGGCATTGCATTGATTCTGCTCATATACACCGGTGTGATTGAGCTCGTGAAAACAATCCGGGCAAAGCGGCGCAGGAAAAAACTGAAATTAAGATAACTCCGCAGAAAAGTATAGTTTGTCTTATGAATTTGCAGGAAATCTGCAAATTTACGTTTTAAGTCTAATAAACAAGCAAAACATCCGCGAAACGGGTGCTTTTTACGTTTCAGGAGGTATGCCAGATGTATGAGGACGTACTCCTGCCGGAGCAGTGCTGGGAATATGATTTGAAAGGAGCATGACCATGCCGAACGCACCAAGAGCCAAGCCGAACCTGCGGCCGGATCACAACGGTCCGCAGCGGGCGCAGTTCAATTCCAACAAGCAGAAGATCTATGCCACGCAGACGGTCTGCGGGATCTGCGGGAATCCGGTGGACTTCCATTTGAAGTTCCCGCATCCGCTCTCTCCCTGCATCGATCACATCATTCCGGTGTCAAAGGGCGGGCATCCGTCTGACATCGGGAATCTGCAGCTCGCGCACCTGTGCTGCAACCGGCAGAAGTCCGACAAGATCACCGCCAAGGTCGATTTCGCGGAGCAGAAGGAGCCCATCGGGAACCGGGAGCTGCCGCAGAGCTTCGACTGGAAGAATCTGTGAGGATGCACATGGACGAAGCCAGAAGAGGACGGCAGACACCGACGCTGTCGGTGGTGCTGCCTTACAAGGAATCGCTCGGCGGTGAGGCGGTGGAGCTGTACGACCGCAGCGGGCGCACGGCGCAGGACTGGCAGGCGCTCATGATGGAAGACATCATGGCGCTCGATGCGGACGGTCGATGGCTGCACATGAAGTTCGGGTGGAGCATCCCGCGACGGAACGGCAAGTCGGAGATTCTCATCATGCGTGCGATCTATGCGCTGACGCACGGCGAGCGGACACTCTACACCGCGCACCGCACGTCAACAAGCTCGAATGCCTGGGAGAAGGTGTGCTCCCTGCTCGGCAAGATGGGATTCCGCGAGGATGAGGATTACAAGACCTATAAGACGCGAGGCTGCGAGCGCATCGAGTGGATCGCGGACAACAGCGAGGCGCTGATCAACTTCCGGACACGCTCTTCCAAGGGCGGTCTGGGCGAGGGCTATGATCTGCTCGTCATCGACGAGGCGCAGGAGTACACGGCGGATCAGGAGTCCGCGCTGAAGTACGTGGTCACAAGCTCCCAGAACCCGCAGACGCTCATGTGCGGAACGCCGCCGACAGCGGTGTCCTCCGGTGATGTGTTCCTGAAATACCGCAGGGATACCATCCGGGGAAAGGAGGTCGATGCGGGCTGGGCGGAGTGGTCGGTGCCGCGTCTGACGGATGCGCACGATCCGGAGCTCTGGTATGAGACAAACCCGTCCCTCGGCACGATCCTGACGGAGAGAACCGTCCGGTCGGAGCTGGGTGACGATCAGGTGGACGACAACATCCAGCGGCTTGGTCTGTGGCTGACGTACTCGCAGAAGTCGGCGATCTCCGAAAAGGAGTGGCTCTGGTACAAGGCGGAGACTGTTCCGGTGCCGGAGGAGCCCGTCCGGGTGTACTACGGGGTCAAGTACCGTCAGGAGACGGTGTCGCTGTCGGCTGCGGTGCGGACGGCAGACGGCAAGGTGTTCGTGGAGTCCATCGACTGCCGGAACGTGCGCGAGGGCAATACGTGGATCATTGATTATCTGCGCAGTCCGTCGGCGGAAAAGGTCGTCATCGACGGCGCTGCAGGTGCGCCCATCCTGATGGAGGACATGAAGAACGCTGAGGTCAAATGCAAGCCGGTGCTGCCGAAGGTGGCGGAGGTCATCACGGCGAACTCGCTGTTTGAGACGAATCTGTTCGACGGGAAGATCTGCCACATGGCGCAGCCGTCCCTGACGCAGGTCGTGTCGAACTGCGAGCACAGACCCATCGGCACGGGCGGCGGCTACGGGTACACGTCACTGCTGGAGCAGGCGGACGCTGGGCTTCTGGAGTCGCTGACGCTCGCGCACTGGGCAGCATCGCTGACCAAGGAAAAGAAGAAGCAGGTCATGTGTATATAAGGGGGTTCGGGGGAAAAGCACCGGGATCGGCGTGGCGAACGGCGTGAAACAAAGTGAGCTTAGCCGATCCGGTATAGGTGCGTTCCCCTGAATCTGATAAGAGGTGGATCATGGACAAGAAGACTTTGGACAAGATCAACGCGCTGACACGGCGCAAGTTCAAGGCGGAGGAGCTGTACACGTTCCCTGTCGTGCTGTGTCACAACGACGTTGACAGAGACTATGAGCGGTTCTCGGATGATGCGCTCGATGAGATGGCGGAGCTGTTCGTCGGCAAGACGGGCATCTTTGACCACAATCCGACCGCAGACAACCAGTCCGCGCGGATCTATGACACGGAGGTCGTCACGGATCCGGACAAGGAGACGGCATGGGGCGGCGCGTACCGCTACCTGAAAGGCTATGCCTACATGGTACGCACGGACAAGAACGCCGACCTCATCACGGAGATCGACGCAGGGATCAAGAAGGAGGTCAGCGTCTCGTGCTCGGCACAGCACAGGGTGTGCTCGGTGTGCGGGGCTGACCTGACGGCAGAGCCCTGCGGACATCAGAAGGGGCACGAGTATGACGGCGCGACGTGCTGCCATGTGCTCGACGGCATCACGGATGCCTATGAATGGAGTTTTGTCGCTGTTCCGGCTCAGGTCGGGGCAGGCGTAACAAAGGCGCGGAGCCCGCGCGGGCAGGATTCTCCCAATGCCGCTGACGCGGCAAAGGTCGAATACATCACTAAAAGAAACGGAGGAAGAACAATGGCGGATAAGACTGAATTTCAGGCGATCACCACACAGGCGGACTTTGATGCCGCTGTGCAGCCGCTGATTGACGCGGCTGTGAAGGCAAAGGCTGCGGAGTTCGAGGGCTGGATCTCCCCGGAGGAGCATCAGAAGGCGCTCGAGGATCTGAATGCCGACAACACGCAGAAGCTCATGGGGGCATACCGTACCAAGGCGGCTCTCATGGCAGGGCTTCCGGCAGAGCTGGCGGATCGTCTGACTGGCGACACCGAGGAGGCACTGCAGAAGGATGCCGAGAAGCTGGCAGGCTTCACCAAGAGCACAGCAACCCCGCATTTCACAGCGGGCGGCGGCGAGATGGATGAGGTTGAGAAGTGCTTCTATGAGCGCAACAAGAATCTGTATCCGAATTAAATGGGGGACGCCGCCTATACCGGATCGGCTAAAGCTCGCATCGCAAGACGATGCTCACTCACGCCGATCCCGGCGGCTCTCCCCCATACCCCCTGAAAGCTAATTCTGAAAGGAGAATGCATCATGGCACATCAGGCAAGAGAAAAGTATTCCGAGCTGGTGCTCGCGAAGCTCCGCGCTTCCCTCGTTCTGGAGGACGGCGTGGTATTCAACAACGACTATGAGGGCGATCCGGTTTCCGGTTCCGTCAAGATCCCGGTGCGTGACGATGAGGTCGCAGTAAGCGACTACGACAAGGCGAACGGCATCAGCCTGACGCACGGCACGACTACCTACACGTCCCTGCTCATCGACAAGGACAAGGCTGTCAATGAGCTGATCGACGGCTTCGATGCCGTATCCGTTCCCGGCAAGCTGGTGGCTGACCGTCTGGACAGTGCAGGCTATGCCCTTGCACGTCAGATTGACACCGACGGCGCGACCACCCTGCTCGCAGGCTCTACCGTCAAGAACGTGGAGCAGCTGACCGCAGACAACATCTACAGCACGATCGTGGATATCCGCACCGATCTGTCCAAGGCGAACATCCCGGACGACGGCAAGCGCTATCTGCTCTGCGTGCCGGAGATCATTGCGCTGCTGCTCAAGTGCCCGGAGTTCGTCCGCTCGACTCAGCTCGGTGATTCCACCGTGACAAACGGCACCGTCGGCAAGGTGGCGGGCTTCATCGTCAAGGAGTGGAACGACACCACCGCAAATCTGGCAATGATCGCAGGTCATCCGAAGTATGCGACCCGTGCAAAGGCGTGGGGCGTGGGCGTTCATGTGCAGGATCTGAGCGGTTCCGGCAACTACATCGGTGCGTGCGCAGTACAGGGCAGAAAGGTCTACGGTCATAAGGTCCTGCGTCAGGCAGCGATCCGTGCGGTCTATGCACCGGGCTCCCTGGGCATCACCCTGGCGGCATCTGACTCCGGCAAGACCATCGCGACCGTGACCGGCGGCAGCACCTACGCTTACAAGCTGAATCCGACCAGCCGTGCGACCTACAACGAGACCAG